GTTCCTGAATAACCCATTATGCTGTAAGTGTCTTTCGTCTTTTTGGTTATCGGTCTGTATAAAACTGCCATTGCTTTGTGGAATGTTTCAACCTTACCTATATTATGGTCTAAGTCTACGTACTCACCGAAGCTCATTTCTTCTAAGTTAGGTATAAACCCAAACTCCATACCTTGTATTTTAAATGTTGTTTTGAACTCCGTCTTTTGCTGGAATAGTTCGTTAAAATGGTTCGCTAACCCTACAACATCACTCCATTTAATCTTTAATACGTCTCGCATATTTAAACCGCAGAAAATCTCAATAGACTTTTGTGCTATTAATTCTTCATCGTTTGAACCCTCAACCAATTTCATGAACTTTTGGTAATTCATTAATGGAATCTCACTTAAACTTGTAGGAATTACTATTTCCGTTGTCATAATTATTTAACTTTATATTTGGTAATTGTAGTAAGCTAAGGCAATATCAAACGCTTTTGCTAACATTTGAGTATGCATTCGTATTTTCATAGGATCATCAAACACTATCCGAACCCTAATACCCTTCTTTTCTTGGATATATTTCTCAACTATGCGCACCATTAACGGTAGGTCATCTGTCATTTGTGTGAATTAATGAATAAAATATTGCCCATAATGAGGGTTAACTCCTAACACTTCCATTTCATGATAACGTGCTGCGTCTATTGAGTGGTTATTAAAGTCTATTGGTTTATTAAGACGAACGCCAGTTTTATCGGTGTCCCAAATATAACCGCGCAATTCTTTGATTAGATTAGTGCTGTTTGACGTTACTAAATATTCTTGGCTTTGCATTATCTGAATACCGAAGTTTATTGAATCTTTGCCTTTTGTAACGCCTTTAATCGTCTTTCCGTAGCGTCTTATTTCTTCTATTGACTTAGGCTCGGAACTATCCGCATATATCGGAATACTATCAGGAAGTATTTTCGCTATATCGCTGTTTATCATTCCTGTTCGATATACCAATTCATTTAAGATTCTTTGACCATTCCATGTATAAACCTCAACTGCTGCTGTTGGATCGTTCGTATATCCAAAGTCTAAACCGATCCCTATTAATTTTGCTTCTTTTGGTATTGTGTCTATTTGCTTCCAGTTACTGAATATAACACCCTCAAGCATTCCTATTTCACCTAAACCGTAAACACGCCACCAATTAGCCCAATAAGTGCTTGTTTCTGCCTTTAAACGATTCTTTTCTATTTGTTCGACTATGGAGTTATCTAAGGCTTCGTTATCCTTGTAGGTAAGAATTAAGAAGTCGCTGTCTTGTTCGTCTTTTAGTTCGGTATGTACCCAAAATTCGCTGGTAGGATTAAAATCTAAGTAAACAAATTTCTTTGTTCTAATATTAAGCTGCTGGAAACTTTCAAAGTTTACGTTGTTACATTCGTTTATAAATAGAATATCACGCCTTGCACCCCTTAATTTGTCGGGTTGGTCTGCGCTAAAAAATTCAATGTAACTTCCTTTATTAAATCGATATGTAAGGCTTGACTGGTTAAAATTACCTTCGTTAAAATTACCTATCCACCGCATTATTTTTATGAAATCTTTTAATGCTCCTCTTTTAATATGTGGTATTGATTCAGCAACTACCGATATTTCGCTGTTCGGATTGTCAATAGCGTATTGAATTAAAAAAGAAAGTATTGTAAACGTTTTTGAACTTGACGTGCCGCCTTGAATAATTCTAATTCTTTTTTTTAATTGTGCTATTTTTTTTTGTGCTGTTGTTTTAGTCAACATCTATATCAAGTTTATTAAATATAGGTTTTTCAGCCTCTTCTGTTACCGTGTGGTTCATTGCCAATTTACGTAATTCTTCAGGCGAAGCAATCAATTTCATTAACGCCATTTGTAAAGCTGGTGCGTTTGATTTATACCATTTTGAACGCATTGAAACTTTTAACTCAGTTCTGTTTTGGTTTAATAATTCTTTTAGCTCCTCCGATTTTTCCATTTCCCAAGCGTAAAATGTACTTGAAGAAATAGGAAGGTAGGCTATAATGTCATCAAAAAAAAACAATCGGTGTTTAACAATCATTTCTTTTGCTTGTTCGTATATCTTTTTTTTATCGTATGCCATTGTACGTTGTTTATTCGTTGTTTATTTAAACCATTGATTATATATTTCAGTTGCTATCTGTGCAGTCATTACAGGAGGCACTGACATTCCAATTAAATACTTTGGTTCTATCTTTTTAAAGTTGTAATCAAGTGGATAAGTTCCACATTGACAAAGCTCTAATTTATCTAACATTCTACAATTTTCATAATCCCAACTGCCATGATTTGGATCAGCTGTTAACGTTGGTATTATTGTATTTTTATCTAATTTATAATCATTAAAAAAACTACCTTTTGGATGGTGTTTTGAAAATCCTTCTCCTTTACTTACTTTATGCCATAATTGAGCTTTTACAGTAGTTTGTTTATCTTGACTTTTATTTTCTTTATTTCGTATAATTCCAAATGGTATAGCATCCTCATTAAACTTTAATTCTAACTTAGGAAAATTTAAATCATTCCTTTGACAAATAAAAAATACTCTTTCGCGTTTTTGAGGTACTCCCATTGATGCAGCATTAAGTAAAAATAATTGAACTTTATATCCTGCTTTTTCAAATTCGTCTTTTACTCGTTTTACATAAGTCTTTGCATTGCCTTGTAACATTCCTTTGACGTTTTCAGCAATAACAACTTTTGGCTGTAATTTTTTTGCAAGTTTTATATAATCAAAAAATAAGTCGTCTAATCTTTGCTTTGCTTGTCCCTCACGAAATACCTTTTCTTTTCCCCAGTCCTTTTCCCTGTTACCTGCCATTGAAAAACTTGAACAAGGTGGTGAACCATCTAAAATATCAAGGTCGTATAAATCTTCAGGAAATTCAGTTCTATTTGCAAATTCTCGTATATCCTCAACAAATAAATATTTTGGATCGTGGTTTGTTTTGTATACATCAGCAACTTGAGGGTCTATTTCAACACCTCCTAAATGTTCAAAGCCTGCTAACTTATACCCCATTGTAGAACCTCCACCACAAATAAAAGTGCCAAATACTTTTAATCCGTTTTTTTGTGGATACCCGTCTTTTAAATACCACTTATAATTAAATCTGTGCTTACTCATTGCCTAATAATTTCCAGATTGCTTGTTCAGGTGTTGCTGCTATTTCAGATAATTGTTGTTTAACAGTCCAGTATTCTGTTTCAGTAAAGTTTAATTTAATAGTCATTGTTTCATCTAAACTATCAATATCAATTTCTTCGTTTTTTTCTGAATAATCTACATTGTTAAAGTTAGGAATATCTAATCCCCAATCATCTAACTTTTCAACGTCCCATTCATTTGCTAAACTGTCCCAGTCCCATTCACCAAAACCTACGTTATCTTTTATTAAGAATTCGTGTTTTTGTTCCTCAGTCCATTCGTCAGCTATTATAATAGGTATTTCTTTCAATCCTATCTCTTTGCACGCTTTTAAACGCATATTACCACCTAAGACAACATATTTATTATCTACGTCAGTAAAAACAACTAACGGACGTTTATTTAGCATATCGGGAAACTCTTGGATAGACTTAACTAACTTTTGGAATTTTCCGTCTTTTATTATTCTTGGGTTCTTTGGGTTTGGTTTAACCTCACTTATTTTAACTAACTTCATTTAATTAGGGTTATAATAGTAATCTTTAAATTCGTCTTTTGATACAGCGTGTATTTCATAAAGTCTATTTTCGTATCTATGAAGACACAGTAGTTTATTTCTGCTACTTTCATTATTAACTTTAGAGCGTTCCAATCTTGTTTATGTTTACTTGGATTCATAAATACAATGTAGTAATCGCTGGTTAATGTTAGGCTCAATTTTCTTCCGTGTTTTCGTAAGTGTTATAAACTATCTTTAGTTCGTTTACTTTTCCTATCAAACAACTTGAACAGCTTGTAGGTTCGTTCCTTACATTGAATATTCTTGAATGAATTGCTAGTAATACCTTTTGTTCTATTGGGCT